TATTCTATCATATTCCGCTTTTAACTTTTTCTGCGAAATTTCTATAGCTCGGCTATCTAACCAAAGAGTTAATTCAAAAACATACTCTTGTTGGTGAGATTCAATGCCATATTGTTCTAGTAAATATCTATAATTTGTAAAATCTTTTCCTATATATCCTACATCTGGAAATATTCTGTCCCCCATACTATTGTATATATTTAAAGCATCTACAACTATTTGAGGAAAATCTTCCCAGTCTGGAGGACATTTATCCCAATCGGGCTCTTCCTCCATTTGTTCCATCATTTCCAAGTACTGAGACTTGGTCATTCCTACATCTTTATTGTCCAGAAATAACTTTAGCTGGCTTAGAATTTTCTCTTTGCTCTGGGCTACGAAAATTCTCTAAATCAAAGACTACCTCATTGAGCCAGTTATCAAATTCACTTGAATTTTCTACTAATACTACCGCATTTTCTGGTGAGTATTCCATTTCTGTTTCTCTATTCTGCCCTTTTAAGTCTACTAAGATTAAATCTTCTAAATATCCAAGTTTTAATCCTTTCCATCCTTTAATAACTGCTCCACTAAACTCAGTTAAAAACTTAGACTCATCTAATTCTTCATTAAATATTCTAGTTTTTCTATCAAATTTATTAATAGTGCATTTTTTTCTTAAGTTAATAAGTTCTTTTCTTGAAAGATTAGCAAGTTCAACACTAAATCCGTCAAGTCCTGGGAATTCTACCCATGCTGTTTTACTGTCTACCAGTAATGATTTTAAATCCATTTATTTTCTCCTTTAATATGTAATTAATGTTCCTAAATCTGTTGGACTATTAACTAATCTATAGTCAAAAGTCTGTGTAAATACTTCTCCTTGTCCTGCTCTTTTTGTAAACATACAATCACTTGCTCCAGATGTAAAATTGAAGAAAGTAGAATTATCTACTAAAGTTTTAACTGCTATACGAGCAGAAGTATCAAAAGTTTGAAAAGTACTTGTATTATTAGAACTTAAGTATTGGGTTATATTTCCTGACAATACTCTATTGCTCAAACTATAATTAGAAGGGTACATAGCATTACTTGCTGAAGTCACTGACAAACTATTTTGTAGTGTTTCATAAGGAGTCCACTCTATGTTATTTTGCACGCTTAATGTAGCTGAAACTAAATTTGGTATATCAGTTCCATCCACTTCCACATCAAGCAAAGGCTTTGTGGGTGTTCTAGTAGAACTTGCAGGTTGCAAAGTTCCAGGGAGGGAATAACTATCGTCTCCTACTCTTTCTAGTTTTTTCGCTTGTCCACTAACTGATAACAGTAGTGGCGAACTTTTTGCAAAATTAAAGTCTCCATTAGTGATAATACATCCTTCTAATTTAAAAGTACTTTCATTTGTGACTATGTACATATCAAAAGATTTCAGTAATTGTTCTCCTGATGTAGTATCATAATCTGTTAAAAGATCTAACACGATTGACTCATCTTTCTCTTCTGTAAGATGAATCTCAAAACTAAAGTTGGCAGGGTTAGCTTTAGTTACGCTCGTTCCTTGAAACATTTTAGTCTGATCGTGCAAAGTCTTAACTTCGTATGCATCTTCCGCAAATGTTTGTGAGAACGAAAGGCTGGGAGTAATCTTTACATTGTATCGATTACTCCCATAAACTATGTGGAGTTGACTTTGTCTAAGAAAGTTATACTCCGACATTATTTATTTAGAAACCGCCATTTTCTTCAGCTAGTGTAGAGCCAGCCGATGTGTCAGCATAACCTGTGTCACTGAAAGTGGTGCTTCCTTTATATTTTACTTGCATATCATAATCGCCAGCCGCTGTTAAAGTGTCTGCCGGTAGAGCTGCAAATTCAACTGTTGTAGAAATTACGTCTGCAACTTCTACTGTTGGAATAGATAACATAGCTCTTGGAATATCCAACTCAATGTTTGGAGCTGTTCCAGAAGCATTACCCATAAATAAACTCATATCAAACGATGGCTGAATTAAACTTGTTGCAGATGTTAAATCTTTTAACAAATCATTTGAACCATTTGTTTTTGTGTCTAAGTAACAAGTTAATGAACCAGTCACATTTCTAGCTCCAGTAAATGAACCAATAGGTTTATCTACAATACCTAATGTTTCAGGAGTTAAATAAGTAATATTATTAGCAATTGTTATACTTCCGCCTGTTATATTAACTGAATAAGTTTTAGCTGCTAAACCACCAGCACTTGCTCCACCACCTTGTTCGGCAGTAGATAAAGATAGTTGTGATAGTTTATTCTTTAAGTAATCAGCATCTGAACTATCAGTAACATCTACATAATTATATTTTTCTGCATATGTTCCGTCTGTGTTGCCAGTATCTGTAGTACCATCTGTTGATAATACTTTTGAAGGGTCTTCAATAATTTCAGACACTTGATCAATAGTTGTAGCATTACCTGACCAACTTAAAGTTGCTATACCATCAATAGAGAAGTCAATCTCTACTTGGTTGACTTGACATTCGTTAAGTCTATATGTTGTATTTTCTAGTGCAAAGAAAATGTTTAGTTTTAATAGCTCGTGAGCATCTGAACTAACAAAGTTTACGTCTGCTGTAGTTGATGTGAATTGAATCGCACCATTTGTTGTTGCACCAGCAGTTGATGCTGATGATTGTGTTGTATCTACATCATCTTCTGCTTTTGTTATACTTTGTCCAGCAAGAGCTGCCCAAAGAATGTTCTCTACCATATCTACTTGACCTGAATCTCTAAAAGAGTTTGTTCCATGAACAAAAGGTCTAGCATATGTTTGGAATGACCATTCTGCAGGAGCCAAGGAGTCGTTAAATCTTCTTGAAGTCCTGTTCGGTGTAGCACCCGCTTCACTGACTGTAATGTCAGTATTTTCACTAGCTTGAGAAAAACTATACCCATCTAATACACCAATTTTAAAAGTATTTGCATTACTTTCATTTCCTTTAAAGACTCCAAGACCGTTTCTACTACCGTCTGCGGTTTTACCGTTAGCTGATACTCCGTCTACAACTGCTGTAAAACCAGTAGCTGTACCTGTAGTAGCAGTTTGAGATAGTGTTTCTCCATCTGTAAAGTCATTACCTCTAAAGTTATTTGGAATGTAGACTGATTCAACATCGCTACCGCTAATTGTTTTAACGATAACTTTCATTTCATCAGAGTTGGTTCCACCTTGCAATGTAAGAACATCGCCTACGGCATATGTTCCACTAGTGGTTCCACCAAGTGTAGTTATACTTTTAACTCCACCTCTTGAAGCGTTGCTATTTGCAACTACCCCATTCACTGAGCTCACAAATACTTTGGTATTTCTTGATAGATTTAAAGCCATTGCTTCTCTCCTATTTACTTCTATGGAAAGGATTTCGCATGATTTTAATCAGCGTCTTCGTTTCCTAATATCGTACAGTGACGACCATTTCTCCTATACCTAGAGGAGCAATTACTCCTTCATCAGTGCTTATAGACTCAATCGTTATAGATGTTGTTTTTAAGCTAGGGTCTACGGCATCATCATACACCAATGCATCATTCTCGTCGATTACTCGTTCGATATCTTCGAGTAATAATGCTAATTCTTCTTGAGCATCTTCTTCGTTTTTTACATATGCTCTTATTGTTACTATTAAAAATCTCCATTTAAATCCTGCAGGTTGATATTCTCTTTCTTCGTCTCCTGGGACTATGCAGATTTTTGGATATTGTTCTATTTCATCTAAAAATACTAATTTTGTATCTACATTATCAAATAAGTTAATTTTATAAGGATGACTACCATCTATTTGTTTTAACTTATCTGCAAGAGCATGGGCAATCTTTTTTCTATTTGTTCTATATATACTTGCCATTATATTCTCCTAAGTGTAAATTTTGCACTAATATGTTCAGCTGCCAAATTTCTAATACTTTTGGTGATTAGAGGTTTTGGATTATACCCTGGAGGCCATCTTCTTTCTCCTGTATTTTCAAATGTTTGATAAGGATTTAATTGATATGTATATTCTCCAATTAAACTCTGTTTACCTAATCTTAAATTTTCTAATTTTACGCTGTTTGAGAATCTACCTGTTTGATTTATAAGTGCAGGCCTTCCCATATTTCTTCTAACTTCAGCAGGTAATCTTCTATTAATTAATCCTCTTAGTCTATTAGGAGTCATATCTCTTTGAGATTCTCCACTTCTTTTCTTAGCACGCTTAATAGAAGAAGCTAAAGTTATGGTATTAGTAATTCTTCTTACTTGTAACTTTTTGCTATTTTTTACTTTTCCTTTTCTATCGTTTCTTTTTTTAGGTTTTTTAAGAGTTGCTTTTTTAACTCCTCTTACCTTTTTTGTAATTTTTTTAGCTTCACTATATGTCTTTGAAGCTCTGTAATCTTGTCTAAAACTGTTACTACCACTACTATCTAATGCATTCTTTTTACTCATGCTTGTGGGTTTGTTTTTTGTTAGATAATTTTTAATTTCTTTAAGAATATTATTTCTAACTCCTTTGCCCTCAGCCGCAGTCCAGTCTGTATCTAATTTTGCTCCTTGCTGTTCAATTGTTCCATAAATTGCTCTTCTTTCCCCTATTAAATTTCCTTCTGAATCAAATTCGGGCAAATATTCATATTTTACTCCTAATTGACTTCTTAAATAATCTCCAATAGCCCATGTAGTATCTTGATATTTAAATGATACATCAATTTGACTTGATTCAAGGGCTTCAATAAATTCTTCCCCTCTAGCTAAACCTACTGTAAACTGTTCATCATGTGAAAAATGAGTAGTATTTCCTATAGCTATTCTTCCTTTTCTTTTATTTGTATCTTTTTCTAACTCTTTAGCTACTCCATCTGTTATAGCTTCTTGTCTAACTACTTCAATCCAATCATCCCAGGCTTGCGCTCTTAAAGCTGCTGCAATTTTAGATAAATTGGCTTTTAATGCTTTTTCATTTATTTGAATTTTAAAGTTATCTTCTGTTGAAGTTGGCATTAACCAAATACTTCGTTTATCTAACTGTAAATCTCCAATACTATTAATTTTTGTATACTCTTGTACTTTAAGTCCACCCGCATTTTTAAAATTTCTAAAAATATTTCGTAAAATATTTTGCCAAGTTAATTTATTGTTTTGCTCTTTTGCAATTGTTTTATAAATACTAGGATCAGTTCCAAAAATTTTATTTATCGCTTTAGAAGTACCATTTATAAAAGCTGCCGCTGATTCTTGAGTAGTAATTCGTATAACATGAATATTTCTACCCATTTCTAACTTTCTAGCGGTTTCGTCAGAGCCTAATTCTAATAATGCTTCTATTTCCTTTTCTATAAACTCTGATGCCATTACTTATAAACTTTATAGAAATCCAAGATTCTCTTTATGTGATCTGGAAAGTCTATATTGTCCCTTAAACTTGTAGATACTTGATTTTGAATCTGAGCACCTTGAATAGTCATAGAGGCTTTTCTTTCATCTTTTAAGTAATATTTTACCAAATCAAAACATGCTAATTTTAAATCTGCTGGAGTTGACGAATATCCTGCTCTATATGTAACTTTTACTGCTTTTCTTCCTTTTGGAAAAGCTTTGTCACTAGTGGCAGTTGTTCTTGTAATTATATCTTTTTCTAAATCTATTACATAGTCATATTTACCACTTGAATCTGAATTTTCACTAATTAATGTAGTGTATGTTCCAGATTGTCCATCTCTTTCTTGTACTTCTGATACGCTGACAAGAGGACTTTCGTCGACCATTATCTGATAAGTGCTATCGTCATGTATATCAAAGTATTCAACTTTATCACTAGAGTAGTAATCTACAATACTAGTGCCGCAATAAGTTTTTACTGCTTGGCTTATAGAAGGTATAATAACATTTAATTTCGCATCTTCACTTACTCCTGTAAGTCCTGCGAAATCTTTGTATTCTCTCAATGTTACTAAATTTGCCATAATTCTCCTAAAAAGTGGTGGGCTTAAGGTAGCCCACCAAAACCATTAACCTAAACTTAGGCTCCTTTATAAGCGTATGCCCACTTAGAAGTTACGTTATCAATTAGGTCAGTAAATCCAAGTCTTTGTGAAGCCACAAG